CACGCAAACTTCACGGCACCTCTTGGGGATTTGTCTGTCCAGTGGAGACTCCAGAAGGTCATTCGGTCGGTATTGTGAAGAATATGAGTTTGCTCACCAGCGTCACCCAACACATTCCTAGCAATACAGTACTCCACTTCCTTCAAGAGTGTTCTGGAATTGACTGGGTCAAGGAGGCAAAGGTCTATTCGGGGACCGCAATTACTCTGAACGGAATTATCGTTGGGTTCACGCAAAATCCTAAGGAGTTGGTAGACCGTCTGCGGTCTGCGAAGCACTCCTTCCGTCTTCATCCTCACGTGTCTGTCGCTTGGTATACTCTTCTCAACTCCATCATCATTGAGACAGATTCGGGACGTCTGGTTCGCCCAGTGTTCCGTGTCGGAGCAGAGTTGCCTGCTCCAGGTTCCGATTGGACCACTTGGTTGAGGACATGTGTGGAATATGTAGATGCTTCCGAGACAGAGACCCTGCGCATCGCAACCTCCAAAGCAGAAGTCACGTCGGAACATACCCATCATGAGATTCATCCCAGTTTGATTCTCGGTCATATGGCGTGTTCCATTCCGTTGTCCGACCACAATCAGTCTCCCCGTAACACCTATCAATCTGCGATGGGAAAGCAGTCCATGTGCGTCTATGCTGGGAATTACGCAAAGCGGTTGGACAAGAACGGGTATTTGCTCTGTTCTCTGACTCGCCCGTTGGTGGAGACACGTGCGATGAACATTCTCAAGATGCATGAGATGCCCTACGGAATGAATGCGATTGTTGCGATTGCGTGTTACGGCGGATACAATCAGGAGGACTCCATCATCATGAATCGGTCTGCGGTTGCACGTGGGTTTATGCGCGGTCTCTATTACACGATGTACAAAGATGAGGAACATCGGAATGTGACGTCCGGTCGGGAGGAGAAGTTCATGAAACCTTCCAAGCATAACACCCGCAAATACAAAAACACTTCTTACGGCGCAATCGGTGAGAATGGAATTCCAATTGTCGGTGCTACGGTACAAGAAAACGATGTCGTCATCGGGAAGGTTGTTAATCTCCGCAATGATACCGCGGGCTATGCCTACCGTGATGCCTCTACGACCCACAAGAATTCCGAACCCTGTCGCATTGACGGAGTGTGGCAGGACAAGAACTCCGACGGATATCCCTTTATCAAGGTGCGGGTTGTGTCGGAACGTGTCCCGCAGATTGGAGACAAATTCAGTTCCCGTCACGGTCAGAAAGGAACCGTTGGAATGCTCCTTGACGAACACGACATGCCCTTCACAGCAAGCGGTCTCCGTCCAGACCTTATCATGAACCCTCATGCAGTTCCATCTCGTATGACGATTGCGCAATTGATGGAATGTATCTACGGAAAGATTTGCGTGAACCGTGGAACGTTGGGCGATGGAACACCCTACTCGCATCTCAAGGTGGAAGACCTCAAGAAGCACATGTTGGACCTCGGATATCACTCCTATGGAAATGAGATTCTGTATAACGGGCAGACAGGTGAGATGATGGAGGCAGAAATCTTTATGGGACCTACCTTCTATCAGCGCTTGAAGCACATGGTGATTGATAAGAAGCATTCCCGTGCACGTGGACCTATCGTCTCATTGACCCGTCAACCTTGCGAAGGACGTGCTCGCGATGGAGGCCTCCGCGTAGGAGAGATGGAACGTGACTGTATGCTCTGTCACGGTGCTGCTGCCTTTACAAAGGAGCGTCTCATGGATGTGAGCGACCCGTTCCCCACTGGCATTTGCAAGTCCTGTGGAACGCTCGCGATTGTGAATGAGAAGGAAGGTATCTATCAGTGTGGGTCCTGTGGAAATAAGACGGAGTTTGTGGAGAAGACGATTCCCTATGCGATGAAACTCTGGGTTCAGGAGTTGGAAGCGATGCACATCGTTCCAAGAATGATCTTGCAGTAAAACAATGAGTGTGGAAGTTAAAATTTATAAACCTGGAGAAGAGGTTCCGTATAATGCAAAAGAACAAATTGACCCCCTATGTGCTCCCGAACTTATTTATCCTAGCGATTTGCTAGAAGACAAGGATTGGATTGCGAAAGGATACAAGATTTTTCTTGTAAGAGACGATATCCCGATCGGTGTCCTTCTTGCCTACGTTAAAAACCCCACCGATCTCGCATTGCGTTACATGAATCTTGCCATTCTATGTGTGCACAAAGATGAGAGGGGAAAGAAGCTGGCAGACCGACTCCTCAATGAATTGGAACGGGTAACCCGAGAGTTATCAATCAAAACAATTCAACTTTCTGCGATCTCTGGTAAATTGAAGTTTTACATAAGAAATGGATATCTTCCACTTCCAACAGAAGACCTCTCTGAAAACGAGGAATATGATTACATCGCAATGGAAAAGAAGTTAGGAGGAAACCGTAGAAAAAGAACATTTCGCAAAAAGAGGATGCACCGAACTTTACGGATCACTTGATCTGAACGGTGTTGCAGTGAAGTTTAGGGATCTTCCACATAACGAGAACTTGCGGTAGCAGATGAAGAGGGAATTGCATTGTCTAAAATAGTTGTAAGGTCAGGATCGGAGCGAGAAACCTTCATATGTCCAGATGGAGATGGAACTCGCATTCTATAACAGGATGCACCGATTCCACATGCACAAATGCTTACAAGTGCAATGATGGTCGCGATAGAAAGAGCTTGGTCTGTGTCCATTTACGGTTATGTCGCGTGATTTCTGTAAGCGATGTCTCTTGATATTCTCATTGGACCTATGTTTGCAGGAAAGAGTTCCCGCATTTTGTCCATTGTATCTCGCTATTCTGCATTAGGAACTCCAGTGTTGGTTGTCAAACATTCCAGTGATGTTCGCTATGGAACTGACAGTGTGATTGTAACCCATGATGCGAACACAACTCCCTGTATGAGCGTTCGGGATTTGGATGATATTCCACTGGAAACGTTGTTGAAGTATCAAGTCATTATCGTAGATGAAGCTCAATTTTTTCCTCATTTGATTCCGTTTGTAGAACATGCAGTGGATACACACAAACGAAACTTGTATCTGGTTGGATTGGATGGGGACAGCAATCGCAGGAAGTTTGGAGAGCTTTTAGACTGTATTCCATTGGCAGATCGGGTGGAACGAATCACTGCTTTTTGCCAAAAATGCGCAGATGGAACTCCTGGGTTGTTCTCCCATAGAAAGGTTGGAATCACCGACAAACAGATACTCATTGGCGCTCACAATTCTTACATGACTCTCTGTAGAGAGTGTTACCTACATGAAGGGGCTTACATGTAACGCGTGCGCTGAAAATATTTTTCTCGCCATGGAGCATAACACAACATGGGTGGCGGTCTTCTTCAACTTGTCTCGTATGGTGCGCAGGATATCTACATTTCTGGTAACCCCCAGATTACCTTCTGGAAGGTGCTCTACAAGCGCCACACCAACTTCGCAATGGAGTCCATTGAGGTGACCTTCAACGGTCAGGCCGACTTCAACAAGCGTGTTACTGCAGTTATCAACCGTAACGCAGACTTGATGTACCGTACGTATGTGCAGGTTGTCCTCCCCGCAGTTGACTTGTCCGCTAACGGTGCTACCAACCTCCGTCGCTTCCGCTGGCTCAACTACATCGGCCACCGCCTCATCAAGGTTGTGGAGCTCGAGATCGGTGGTCAGCGTATCGACCGTCAATATGGTGACTGGATGCAGATCTGGACCCAGCTCACTCAGGATGCAGGTACCATCGCTGCACTCGATGATATGATCGGCAACACCCACGACTTGGTCTTGATGAAGGACTCTCGCGGCTTTGCTTTGGATGCCTCTTGCGCTGGCGCTGAGCTCACCAACTCTTGCGCTTCTCGTGCAGGCACCCCAGCCAAGACCCTCTACATCCCTCTCCAGTTCTGGTTCTGCCGTAACCCTGGTTTGGCCATCCCCTTGATTGCTCTCCAGTACCACGAGGTCCGCATCAACGTGGAGTTCGAGCAGTGGATCAACTGCTGCTACTATGAGCAGTCTGCAGCCCCCTCAACTTCCATCCAGTCCTTGACTGCTGCCTCCCTCTACATCGACTACGTGTACCTCGATACTGAGGAGCGCCGTCGCTTCGCCCAGCAGACCCACGAGTACTTGATTGAGCAGCTCCAGTTCACTGGCGCTGAGTCCATCACTTCCTCCAGCAACAAGATCCAGTTGAACTTCAACCACCCCGTCAAGGAGCTTGTGTGGGTTGTTCAGCGCGACAGCTTCGTGGACTGCACCCCAGGCGTCAACTTCATTGCTGAGGTGAACGGTTGCCAGCCATTCAACTACACGGATGACTTCA